GTCAATTGGGCAACTAATTACAAAAACTGGTTTACTCATAATTTTAATATAATAATTCGTGTTTAATTGTGTCTATTTTTACTTCATTACAGTTGATTAACTCATATTTTTCTCGTGGAGTCCACGTTTCAAATAATTGGTCTATCGCGTTAATTGCTCTAACCCCCATATGCTCTCCAGTTAATCCGGCTTCATTTACAGCCCAATGTCTTCCTGTTTTACCAAGTTCTTTTCTAGTTTTTCTATCTAAAGCATATACTTCGGATATACGAGCAGCTGCATCTTCTGCTGTGCATCTATCATCCCAAATGTAAGGTGTTTTGGGTGAACCTTGAATTGAGCGATTTGTTGGGTAAACAGGAAATGCCCAGCAACCATGGTTTTTTAATTTACCAGTGTGGTTTGAAGGTAATTTTGGTGTTGGTGTAAACCAATTTCCAAATTCATCCTCAAAACGCATTTGATCTTGCATTCCACCTGTTACGTTTGCTATAATAACAGTTCCCGCTAAAATTGCCTCTGTTAATGATAGACCCCATCCTTCATTTGATGTTAATAAAATTTGAGCATCTGCAATATTGTATAAACAATTTAATTGTTTACTATCTAATTTATTAGTTGAAAAATAAATTGCATTCGGGTAATCATTAAATAAAACCTTTCTTACAGCATCTAAATCAGTTCCATGTTCCGAAATAATTTCGGTATGTAAAACCATAGCACATTTTTCTGCTTCTTCCTTTGATAATGTATCTAAAAAGAACCTAAATGCAAGCATAGTATCGGGAATCTGTTTACGTCTAATATTTCTTGAATTAAAAAATATAACAAAATCTTTTTCTTGATTATTAAAAACTTGCTTTTTAAATATTTCTAATTCTTTAAGTTCATCCTCTTTTTCAATTGGATAAAAATGATCTTCATTTAAACCATGAGGAACATATTCAATAATTTTCCCTTTTGCTTTATCACCTAAAACAAGTTCATTTATTAACTTTGTTTGTTTTGAAATAGCTAACAATGCATCACACGACTCGTAAAATGCTTTGTTATACAACGGTGCCGGATAATCATCCCAGATATTTAAATAAATAATTGGTATGTGTTTTCTAATCTCATTTTCAATCATAAATAACCACTCAAAATACCTTGGATCAGTTATTAACATGATTGCATCAGGTTTTTCTATAGTTATTAAATGGCGGATTAAATCTGCATCTCCATATCCACTTACGGGATATAGGAAAACAGAAGTGTCTGTTAGACCTGTAGTTGAGTTAGTGTCTTGGGATAAATCAAAGCGTTTACCTTGTTCTGGGTGGTTAAGAGCTCCTGCTAAGTTAACCCAATTAAAGTGTTGTGCTGTGTTTAAAACTAATTCGCGTGCTACTGTTGCTACACCTGAGTGTACTCTAATGTCATCGCAAATTAGAAGGATTTTTTTTCTCTCGTTTTGAGGGATGTGTTTAAATTTTTCTTTCATAACTAATAATGATTTGTTTTAATATAAAACTTTATTCTTCGGTTTCCAAGCTTAAGTCGTTGTGGTTGTGAACTTGTTTTCTAAATTCTTCACTTGTTAAATATAGGTGAATTGCTCGTTCACTTAATTTTTGAAAGGAAAATTTACGTTTAATACACTCTACTCTAAATTGCTCAAATAGATCTTTGTCTATTTTAACCGATGTTAATTGTTGATTTTTATCACTCATATGTTTTTAATTTTATGTTATCGTATATACATATGTAGGGATGTCAATAGGTCGCAGAGCAAAGGTGAGTTTTATAAAAAGAACACCATTTACAATTTTCATTTAATTTTGGTTGGTGTTCAACTTCTTTAAAGCCATTTCGATCAAATGCGCTTTCTATAAATTCTTCTATTGATTTTGTTACTTTATTTAATTTTACTTTACCAGCCGCAGGTTTAAACCATTGTATACGTTTAATTACAAAATCTTCACTTTCAAATATTTTACGTTTTACAATCATAAATTCAACATCAATATTTTCTAAAGGTATATTATATAACTCAGAAAAGTATTTTTTATATGCTATAAGTTGAAATTGTTTTTGTTCATCAGATTTTTGTTTTTTATTCCAACCCTGCTTACTTGTTTTAATGTCTATAATTTTGATTGTATTTGTTGGTTCATGATATAAAACTAAATCTAAAAAACCTTGAAACAACACATTTTGATATTTTGGATGTGGATGAAATATAAGAGGTACTTCACACCCTACTAAATGCCATCCTCTTTTACCAAAATATTTTGATTTATCTTTTGCTAATTCTCTTATAATTTCTACCCCATCATCATAAAATTCTCTTAATTCACCAGGAGTTACAAAATGTTGATTATTATTTGCTTTGTATTGTTTTTTATATTCTTCTCTAAGTTTTTCCTCTAGCATTTCAGAGGTATTAATTTTATCTGCTGCTGCTCCACTTTGTTCATAAAATACAGTTAGGTAATGCTGGAGTGTTTCATGGAATGCTGTTCCAAAGATGGTATGGATAGATGAAGTAAATTGTTTGTGTCCTTCTTTATATTGAAGTGACCATTTTTTAGGGCACTCATTAAACATTGATAATTGGGAGTATGAAATTGATTTTTGAGTTGCGTAATCGATTTCGGGTAAAACCTTAGTTTTTATCTCCTTTAATATAGAAGGTAACTTTTTTTTCATTATTAGAAAATACAAAAAAAGCCTGCTAAAAGCAAGCTTTATTGAGAATATCTTGATAGCGATAAAAGTATTCTCTTGCTATAACTAGCAAACGGTCCTAAGCCGTATTTTAATAATATTTTTTTAACACAATATATGCAGTATTTGGATCACATGAACCTAAACCTCTAAGTAAACTTATTTGATCAGTACTTAAACCATCAATATAATCTTTTCCAGGTATGTTAGCGTTAGGCCAATCTGTTCCAAATATTATGTCTTGGATGTTACTCCATTTTTTTGTAAGGGTAATTTTATCACCTATTTCTAAATCTTCATATCCTCTTGGTCTGCATTCTCCTTCAGGTTTGTATTTTACAGTAAAACTATCACCTATTCCTAAATCATAGTTTTCACCGTATTTTTCATCTAATTTAGCTTTGTATTGGCTCTCTGTAATGATGCCAGCCAACATTTGCATACGAAGTTGTTCTTGAGTCATTTTATTTTTTATTTAATAATACCCGCTATGCGTTGTAATCTATACATTTCTTGGATTTCTTCGGATGGGCCTATAATTGTATTATAATCTATCATTCCTAAAGTTTCTCCCATTTTGCTTAAATCAATAACATTTTCAGCAACACGATGTAAATCCATGTCATCTTTTGCATCTTCTCTAGCGTATTCGAGTAATCGAATAAATAAAGGAACGTCTAATTTAATCGTGTCTTTTGGATTCATGTTATTTTTTAGTAATTTAAAACAAATTCTGCTACTTCATTTGGATTAGTAGATTGGAAGATTCCATCTTCACTATCATCATCTTCTCCATAAACAAAATAATAAGGTCCTCCTTCATCTTCTTGGGTTGAAGCTGTTATTAATAAACCATTAAACTCAATTTCATCTCCGGTAAGGCCAAAGTCTCCTAGGTTTTTAATTTTATTAGCTAGTTCTTCTTTTCCCATTCCATTTTCCATTTCATTCAAGTTATATTTTTGTCCTAGGAAATGTTCAAAAGCACTTTCATATGATTCTTTTTTACGATCAGCAAATGGATTATTGATAGCACCTATTCCAATAAAATTTTCGTTTAGAGATTCTTTATTTTCTTTTTTTTCATTTTCTTGCAATTTAGCTTTGTATTCACTTTCTGTGATTACACCTGCTAACATTTGCATACGTAATTGTTCTTTTGTCATTTTAAGTATTTTATTATAAATATTATATATTTTTTGTCTCTACAATTTTTTTTAATTTTTCTAAATATAGTATTGCATCCATGTGTTCTTGTTTAGCATGCTCAATCCACTCTAAAATACTTAAATCTTCACGGTCTAAATCAACCCCATATTTTTGCTTACCAAATGTTGCTCTTTGCACAAACTGATCAATTACTGAATCAACAATTGAGTCTGTAATTTTAATTTCTCTGTTCATTTTTTTAATAGTTTTTCTGCTTCTTTATGGTCTACTCCCATTTTATATAAAACAGAGCGTACACCATGTTCACGTAAAATATCAATGTATTCTTCAGCTTCACCTAAACCACATTCAAAATATTTTGCTACACACTCTACTAATGTAGCAGGTTGTTTCTTTGTTCTTGATTTGATATATTTCAAGAACACTTTGTTTTTTGGAACCATCTCTCTATAAATTGTGTATATTTGTTTTTTGTTGTCGTAGGGTAGAGTTTGAATATAATTTGCTAATTCAATATAATTTATATTCATAGATACATATCGATGTATCATATAAGAATTCCATTTATCCCACGATTCTTCAGAGATGTTTTCAATAGGTGTTTTATAAAGGGTGATTTCATTTAACCACCCCCAAATATCTTTTATCTGTTTTTTAGACATCTAAAGTAATATCTTTATATTCCTCTCTTAATTCAGGCGGAAGTGAATCTGCTAAAATTTTCTTTGATTCTAAATCATAAAACACAGGAATAGGAATTAAAGCGTCTTCTTCAGCTGCGATTAAAAACTTAGATACTTTACGAACAAGAACAGCTTGTCCAAATAATTTGTTTCCATTGGTTCCTTCTACTTGAGTAGTATTTTGAAAATCAATGTTTGGTTGTTGGGGGTTTTTCATTTTGTTGTTTTTTATGGTTAATATAATCTAATACAAATCCAATTGCTACTATAGCATTCATACCAAATGAAGCTAAAATTTCGTATATGTCTTCATATACATTCATTGTTAAGTGAACATGACCTACCATCCAAAAAGGTACAGCTAAGTTATTTGATATCCACGAAAGAGTATATTTTAAAAAATGAATCATATTGCGCTTATAATTTTTGCAATAGCAGACATTATGTTTATTTCTTTATCAATCCTAAAATTAGCTTGATATAAATGCTCATTTAATATGATTGTAACCATTCCCTCTTTTCCAGGAGCATATTTTGGGGCATATTCAAATAGATTACGATATAATTCTTCAAAATCTTTAACATTTGAATCTGCTATAATTTGTCTAATTGTAAGCCATTTTTTACTACTTGCTAATTCTTTTAATACCTCTTTAATATAACTATTTGAAGTTAAAACGGTTTCATCAAGTACAATAGCATCATCTTTTACAGACATTTGTAAAACATTTAACATTTTACGCATATCAGGATAGTACTTAACGATTAGATTTTTTATATCATCTTGCTTGTAAGATAAATTAAGTTGATCTGTTAAAATCCAAGTCAAATGGTTATATACATCCATTTTAGTTGGAGGTACAATTTTAAGGGTATGGCATCTGGATTGTAAGGGGTCAATGATTCGCTCTATAAAGTTGCAAGTTAAGATAAAGCGTGTTGAGCGGGAGAATGCTTCAATTACGTTTCGTAAAGCGGCTTGTCCTTGAATAGTGATAAAATCAGCTTCATCTAAAATTACTACTTTAATACTTTTCCAAGATGCAGCACTAGCAAAACCTTTTACTTTCTCTCTAATAGTATCAATTCCATTCTCGTCAGATGCGTTTATATAAAGGTAATCGCAATCTAGGTTTTTAACTATGATTTTAGCTAATGTTGTTTTACCTGTTCCTGCAGGTCCATAAAATATAAAGTTTTGAATATCACCTTGATCAAGGTATTTTTGAATTGTATCTTTAATACTTTCATTACCAACATATGTTTCTAAAGTGGTAGGACGAAAACGTTCTACATATAACGTATTTTCTTTCATAACCTTAATATACTAAAAACTTTTATTAAAACAAACTTATTTTATAATACCTGCTCGAACTTGAAAAGTTCGTTTAAGTTTATTTTCAAATAATTTGTTAATAGCGTTTTGTACTTTTTGTTGGATATTACTTCTTTCTTTATTGCTTTTAAATCCTGATATTTGTAATATTGCGTTATCTGGGTTTTGTTTAGAAGGGATTATTTTAATTTTTAATGTTGAAGATTTAGGGTCTAGTTCAGGTACTTTATATTCTAATTCATCTTGTAACTCTTCAGCATCATCTATAGTTAAATTAGATCCATCTGGGGTAGTAGTAAGGTTGTATGAAGGAATAGAGGGTTTTTCAGGTTCAGTTTTTGTAGATGATGGTTCTTCTGTGTCTATTTCTTCCTTTTTAGTGATAACATAATCACTAATTCCAGCATTATCCATTACTGTTCTAAGTACTTTTTCAAGAGTATCATCACCAGGAATATTTTTATTCATTTTCCTAGGAAATACTAGCAACCCATCTTCTTCTACCCAAGTTAATATTTCAGCTTTACCTGAAAGGGAAGCTATAAGTTTATCTAGAGTGTCTTTAGTAGATATAGGGTAAAAAATATTGTATCTTCTAGCTTCTTTAGGTAATTCATCAAAACTTAAATCTTCCCATCCTGTAATGTCTAAGTCTGTTCTTGAACCGATGTCTTGGGCTTTAAGTTTTCTCCATTTATCATCAGAATTATTCCAGTCTTGTTTAGCTTTAGCTACTTTAACATTAGGACCCCCAGTAGGGCCAAAAAATTTAGCTTTTTCTTGTTGGATATTTACATCAACATTTTGTTGGTAGGACTTATATTGCCCATAATTAGATAAATTTTCTAAAGCAGTTTCAACTTGTTCTATTGGGGTTTCTTTAGTAAATAAAGCTATATTTTTTATTCGCCTAAGACCAGATGAGTTGTCTTGATCTTGCTCTTCATTTTCAAATAAAAAGTCTAATAATTTCATAATTATAAATATGTAAAAAAGGAGACCCGTTACTCTGGATCTCCGTAAATGTTGAAGCGTTTAGCTGGTTCGGGTTGAATTTCTTTCTCTTCATTTCGTATAACATAAAGTTTACTGTCTAAAGGGGCTAAACGAAATTCTGCTTTTGTTTGATTTTTATCAAACCATGCCTCTAAAGCATCTGTAAGTGATTTATGAATCACTTTACTTTTATCACCCACAAGCACCCACTGATCTCCAGGGGGTACTCGTGTAGCAATAAGTTCATTATATTCTATTACTTGTAGCATATATTACATCATTCCCATCATAGGATCCATTCCAGTTTCTTTTTTATCTTCTGGGGTGTCTATGACTACACATTCGGTTAATAAAATAGTTCCTGCAATTGAAGAGGCATTTAATAAAGCATTTTTAGTTACTTTTTGTGGGTCAATGATACCAGCCTCTTTCATATTGACTATAGTTTCTGTTTTAATATTAAAACCAAACCATGGATTTGAGCCTACTTCGCCTGCTTTTCCAATTTCCATATTAATTGGGTACATTTCACTTTCAGCATACCCTGCATTGCGTAGGATTGTTTCAAATGGTTTGCCACAAGCTTTATAAACTAACGTTTTACCATAATTAAAATCATCTGAGTCTGTTTTTTGGTATGTAATTCCTTCACGTGCATATAATAAAGCAGAACCACCACCTGGTACAATTCCATCTTCTAAAGCGCATTGTGTGGCATGTAGTGCATCATCTACTCTATCTTTTTTCTCTTTCATTTCAGTTTCAGTACTTCCACCAACATGGACAAGAGCAACTCCACCTACAAATTTAGATAAACGTTCTTGCAATTTTTCAACTTCAAATGGTGTTTGTGCTTTTTCAATCTGTGCTTGTAACTCTTCTGCTCTAGATGTAATAGCTTCAGATGTACCACTACCATCAATAATTGTAGTTTTTTCTTTACCTACAGTAACAGTTTTAGCTTCACCAAACCATTCCCAATTAAATTTATCAAGCTTCATACCTTTGTCCTTGTCAAATACAGTTCCGCCGGTTAAAATAGCAATGTCTTCTAAAATTAATTTTCTACGCTCACCAAAATCAGGGGCTTTAACAGCACATACTTTTAAAGTACCTCTCATTTTATTTACAATAAGTGTAGCTAAAGCTTCTCCATCAATGTCTTCTGCAATGATTAGAAGTGATTTTCCTTTTTGTGATACACCTTCTAAAATTGGGAGTAATTCTTTTACTTGGGTAAAACGATAATCTGCAAGTAAAATGTAAGTATCTTGAAGCAGTGTTGACATGGTATTGTTATTTGTTACAAAGTAAGGAGATTTGTAACCTCTATCAAATTGTATACCTTCAACAACTTCTAAATAGGTCTCATCAGTTTTTGATTCTTCAATATAAACTACACCTTCACGCCCTACTTTTTCCATAGCACGGGAAATTAATTTTCCAATTTCAGGATCATTATTAGCTGATATAGTAGCAATTTGTTCAAGTTGTTCTTCAGATGTAATTTTTTCAGATCCTTCTTTTAATGTGTTTAATACTTCTTTTACCCCTGCATCTATTCCTCTTTTAATTTCAACGGCATTTGCTCCAGAGTTTAATCTAGATAAACCTCCTTTTACTAATTCACGAGCTAATAATGTTGATGTTGTTGTTCCATCTCCGGCATGATCAGCTGTTTTAATAGCGGCTTGTTTAACCATTTGAGCCCCTAAATTTTCAATTGGGTCTTCTAGTTCTGAGATATTTTTTGCTACTGATACTCCATCTTTAGTTGAAACAACTATTCTATTTTCAATATAAACTACATTTCGTCCATTTGGGCCTAAAGTTGATACTACTGCGTCTGCTAGAGTATCTATACCTTTAACTAGTTTTTGACGAGCTTCTACTCCAAATTCTACTTTTTTACTCATTATCTACTGTTTTAATTTTAGCTAAAATTTCATTTTCTCTTCCAATATAATATTCATTTCCTTCAAATTGAAGTTTTGAAAAACCCATTGTAGGTAAAACTACAATATCCCCTACTTGTATATCACAAGGAATAAAACCAACTCCTGCTACTGTTCTTCCAGGACCAACAGCAACTACTTCACCCTGCTCATTTCTATCTTTACCTGCATCAGGTACAAAAATAGAACCGTACATGGTTTCTTCAAGTTCAAGCGGTTTAACAATAACCGCATCAAATAATGCTTCTAATTTTCTCATAACTCTACTTTGTTTAACATTGTTTCTATACCATCTTTAACTTTAGACCAAGTTTCAATATATTCTTGAATAGAACTATATTCTGCTTGGTTTTGATAAAACTTTTCTTTAGCAATACGATTTAAAGCATTTCTAAAACTGCTGTAATATCCTACTATCTTTTCTGTTTCTTTTCCAGATGCTTTTTTCCCTCCAAAACCTCTTGTAGCAATAGATTTTTCCATAACAGTAAAATTGCTTGAATCTTTTGATATGTAATAAGGTTCAATTAATGGGTCTTTAATAATACAATAACTAGATTGTGTGTCATTTTCGTCCCTAGTAGGACGACCTTTACTTTTTGTTTCTGTCATAACTAAATTTAAATTTATAACTATAAAATACTAAAACTTATTTGAATTTCCAAATTTTATTATACGTACTAAAAAGCACTTTCTTCTTTGCGTACCATATAATACATACTGGTTGTGTTTTCTGATTTGAATTCAATTTTCATTAAACCTTGATAGCTTAACCAAATGTATCCTTCCTCTAAATCTTTATTTTCCTTTAATATGTTTCTAAACATATCTGAGTTAAATGGGATTTCAATTTTTTCTTGTTTAATTTTACCATATAATTGGTAAGTGATTTTGTTGTTGTGACCTTGCTCGTCTCCAAATGTAAATAAACACATATTATCTCCATTTAAATCTAAATCAACAGAGATAGTCATTGAACCAATACCTGTTAAAGCGTTTTTGGCTTTAACTAAATTATCAACGTGTTCTTTTTCTAAAGTTAAACATGCATCCCATTCTGGTTCTGTAACGGAAGCTACTTTTCCAATTAATAGAGGATCTGCAAGTGCATAAGTTAAGTTAAATGAGTTGTCTGCAAAGTGCATTTTAGTGTAAACGCTTTTA